GACCCGTCTCCCATTTGGAGACCGCCTTGTCGGTCACGCCTATCTTCTCGGCAAGCGCCTTCTGGGTAAGTCCGCCCGCCTCGCGAAGACGTCGAATCGTATCGCCAGTCACATACTGCATGGTTGCTCCCTCACAATCCTGGAAAAGATACCTGTCACCTTTTCCAGGATTGTGAGGAACACGGGGGAAGCAGGCAACCTACGCTCCGTAGATTTTCGTATAGAAAACGGGCAGCTAGATGGTGTTGCATAATCCATTTGCGTCCCAAATAGTCCCTAAGCCGTGAAATCGATGCCGTCGGCGAAGGGGTTCTGAGCCCACGCCTCCGCGAGCGTCGAGGCGAACTCATCGACCTGGGGGCGGTCGTAGTGGCGTGCCGTGACGTCCTTCCCGGCGTGCCCCATCATCTTCTCCGTGACCCAGGGCGGCATCCTGAGCGTCCACCTCGCCACGGTCTCCCACGAGTTGCGGAGGTTCCGGTACGGGTGGGTATCCATGCCGGCGGCCCCGAGAGAGCGGGCGAACTCGTCCCGCGCGACCTTCTGCGAGAGGGGGCGGCCACACCCGTCGTTGGCGAGCCACCCGCGACCGACCTCGCCCGCGAGCCCGAGCAGCCTCTCGGCGGGATCGCCGGCGAGCACGACCGGCCTTCTGCTCTGCGGGTTCTTGAGACGGTCGGTCGGCATGCCACCGGTGCTCAGGACCTGCCTCGTGATGGGCACGACGGCGACCGCGATGCCCCCAACGTCCATGCGGGACACCTCCTCGGCCCTGGCCGCGAGAGACTCGCCGACGCGGCACGATCCGAACGCGGAGAGGAGGAACGCGGGCTCGACGAAGCTCCCGTGCGTGGTACGCCAGCAGTCGCACAGGCCGGCCGAGTCCCACACGAAGTCGTCGGCACGCGCCGACGTCGAGACGCTCGGCATGACGTACGAGACGTCCATCGGGTTGGCCGGGATGACCTCGTAGCGCACGGCGTAGGCGAGCGTCCGCCTCATGACGATGACGGCCACCCTGGCGGCGTTGTGGGCGAGGCCCGAGAGCCACTGCTGGACGGCGAGCGGCCTCACCTGGTCGACGGGCACGTCCGCCCACGCGCCCGAGACCTGCGCCCCCCAAGTCGTGCGGTACTCGCCGAGCGTCCTTCTCGACAGGTCCCCCGCTTCGACCTGCCGCACGAGGTCGGGCTCGTACCACCGGGACCAGCACTCGCCCACTGTGGGGACCGGCGCGTCGGTCGAGTGGTCGAGCCTCAGGGCCGCGAGCCTGTCCCACGCATCGCGCCTGGTGCCCCTCACGGTCTCGCTGTGGCGCTTGTAGCCGTCCGGACCGTTCGCCCACCAGCGCAGGCGGTATCTCTTGCCGCGCTCGATCTCCGTGACCGAACCCCAGTCGGCTCTGCTATCCTTGGCCATGACAACCGCCTCCGAGTGATTGTCTGTCCCCCGCCCTGGCTGCAACCGGGACGGGGGAATCCTTTTGCCTACGTTTCTCCTAACGACCATTTTGTCGACCTCGGCAAAATGGTCACCACCTGCGAAGTCACCGACACCCACACCTGCCTTCCGTGACAGTCGTAAAGGATCCTTTTACAACTCCTCTACTCCATCTCCCCTGCCGGCTGGAACCACACGACCGTGTCCTATGCGTGATACAGGACAACGGGACCATCGAACGACGCAGCCATGGTCAGTCCATCGTTCGAAGAGATGCTGGCGGAGCGAGATTCGTCGATAGAGTTGTCCGAATACTCGAGTTTGGAGACGGAAATTTCCCCGTCGATGGTCCTGAAGCTTGCCGCATACATGATGTGTTTGTGCCAGAAATAGATATCTGCCTTTCCTACCTTCCCGGATGGGAAGTAGTCGAGCGTCCCATGCGAGCCATTGGACTCCGTCCCAATCGAACCGTCACCGTTGGCGACGAGGGAGGACGGCTCGTAGGCAGAGAACCTTATGGATACCGGATACTTCGGCTTCTTTCCTGTAGGCGTCAGCTTCGCGAGCGTCAGGGTCACCGACTCCCGCGGAAGCTCCTTCGGAACCTTCGTCACGCCATGGACAAGGGAGAAGTCGGTTCGTAGCGTCGGCAGCCTCCTCAGACCGAGAAGGCTCGCATCAAGCATGTCCTCGAGGGCAAAGACGTCTTTGGAGAAGGCGTTGATGGCCTTCCGATCCGCATACCAGAACCCACCATCCGGGAACGCCGTACCCGTCTTTGCGTCATACCGTAGATTGACCTTACATACGTATTCCTTGTTCTCGAACGAAAAGCCGGTGAGGTCATAGTTCGGCACGACAAGCTGTGGCTTTGTCTCGGCCTTTTGCAGTATCTCCCACTCGTCATTAGCCTCTCGAGACAGCTTCTCGAATCGCTTCTGCTCGTCTCGTCTTTTCTCGGCAGCGACCCTAGAGACAGACTCCTCGGCGACGGCATCGTCGTATGCCCGCTTGGTATTTGAGACCATCTTTTCAATTCTCTTGAACAGTCCCATTGCTACCCCTCCCTCTTGCCCGCCTGGTACCAGATGACGACGCCGAGCAGCATCACCTGCTGCTCTGGGTCCGTGAACACCATGTCCTCATAGCCGCCATCGAAGCTGTCTGGCGAGAGCATGAGCGTGCTCGCGCCGCGCTTGTAGACCCTGAGCACGCTCTCCCCCGCATCGAACCCCGCGACCACGGAGCAGCCGTCCCATGGCTCCATGTCGCGTCTCACGAGCACGTCTGAGCCATCCGGGTAGCGTCTGTCCATGCAGTCCCCACGCACATGGAGCACGAACAGCTGATCCATATCCTCGCCTTCGACCACGCCCGCAGGCACCTCGACGACCTCGGGCGGCGTGTCCTCGTCCGTCACGTCGCCCGCGTGGACGGTGCCAAGGGACATGACGGGGACCATGGCGGAGGTCCCGAGAACGGCAACGCCAGTGGCAGGAGACTTACCCCTCGGAGCATCGAACCCAAGCAGCCATTCGGCGGAGCAGCCGAACATACGGCATATCTTCTTGATGAGGTCAGACTTGAGACCCTGCTTGCCGTTCTCGTAATTTGCGTAGTTCTGCTGTGTCATGCCGAGCTTTTCGGCAAACTCCTTCTGCGATGCAGAGCCACGCAGTTCGTAGAGTCTGTTCTCGTATTTCTCCATGGTCCTCCTCACAAATCCTATTTGTACTTATACAAGAAAATAATGTCATAGCGCAAGATTACTGCTTGACAAAACAAGTAATACTTGTAGTATTCTGCATGTACAAGAAATCCTTGTCATAAGGAGGGACATGGAGAACAGGATTTCGGCCGAGCGCAAGCTCAAGCATCTCACGCAGCAGGAGTTGTCAGAGAGGCTCCAGGTCGACCCATCAACGGTCAACAGGTGGGAGAACGGAGGACAAATCCCCCAAGAGAAGCTACTCATGATGCGCGGGTTGTTCAAGTGCGACATCGACTGGCTCATCTGCGCAACGAACGTTCGCAAGACGGTCTAGGCACTAGAGCACACAGGCAAGAGAATGCCCGCTGACAGGTGTAGCTACCAGCGGGCGAGCCAAGTAAGGAGGCTTGACATGGCAACAACTGTAGCAGAAGCCGAGGAGTTCGTGACCTACTCGCTCGCCGAGGTGAGCGAGATGACCCGCATCCCGCTCGGCCAACTCTACGGATACGTGCACGACGGAGACATCCACGTGCTCCTTCCGAGGGGCGCGAAGCGCGGGTGGCGCGTCACGCGCAACGAGCTCCGCAGGTTCACCGGAGGGGGTGAGCCGGCATGAGCGACCTCATGGAGGACCTCGCCGGCACGCCGCGCGAGTGGGCCCGTGCCGTGGTGTGGGCGCTCGGCATCGTCCTCCTCACATGGGCGGTGCTCTGACACATACGAACGCCGACCTCGCGGGGTCGGAGAAACAGAGGGACAGATGAAGAAGAACGAAACCAGGCGGGTGCTCGACAAGGCGGTCAACGCGCTCGACAACGCGCACGTCATCACAAGCGGCCCGAAGGGCGACTCGAAGAGGGCGGCCACCACCAAGCGGCGTGCCGAGGACATGGTCGAGGGCGCGATGCTCGGGCTCGCCGTCGCGTCAGCACTGCTCGACGGAACGCCGGACGACTGGAGCGCGGGTGACGTGGTCGATGCCGTCATGACCCACGTGGCGGGGTCCCCTGGGGCGCGCGCCGACGGGAGGGGCGAGGATGCAGAAGCCGCTGATTGACACGCACAGCACCATGGGCTACCGCGAGTGGCGCAGGGTCACCGGGAAGCCCGAGCCGCCCGAGGACGGGGGCACGCAGCTCACCTTCGTGGTCATGTGCCCGGCCGGCACGGAGGAGGCCGCGAAGGCGCGCATGCTCGCCGACCTGCGCGACCTGCGGGGCGTGGGCGTCACCGGCACCTACCGGCGCGAGGCGGTGCGGCCATGAGGGCGCCGATCCGCGAGACGAGCTTCTCCGTGCCGTTCGTGGCGGGCAAGGCGCGGCCGCGCGTGACCATGCACGGCACCTTCACGCCCGCCGCCACGAGGCGGGCCGAGCAGGCCGTCAGGGCGGCCTACGAGCTGGCAGTCACGAACGGCGGGGGCACCGTGGGCGACCACCGCGCACCGGCGCACGTGCAGGTCGCGGTGCGCATCGTGACGCTGCGCCCGCTGCCCAAGTCGCGGAAGAGGAGCGTGGGCAGCGAGGCGGACACCTACAAGCCCGACGCAGACAACGTCGCCAAGCTCGTGCTGGACGCGCTCACCGGCGTCGCATGGGTGGACGACGCGCAGGTCACGGACCTGAGCGTGCACAAGATGTATCGATACAGGGGAGCCCCGGAGAGCACGACGGTGCGCATCCTCTGGGGCGACGATTGGAGCGGAAGATGAACGACATCATGACGAGGAAGCAGGCCGTGTCGATGGTCCTGGACCTCTACGACAGGATCGACGAGCTCAACGGAGCCCTTGAGGACATGGGCGTGCGCCTGGGAGACGCCGAGAGGGCGACGGCTGACGGGACCAAGCCCAGCGACGGTGGACTCTCCGAGAGGGCTGCCGAGGTGCTTCCCGCGCTGCTGTGGGAAAAGGTGGCACGCTACGGCCAGACCGTACGCGTGACGGCCTGCGACGACGGCTCGTTGAGCGTCGAGCGCTTCGACGCATGGCTCGCGCGACGCATCGACCGTGACTATCTGCCTGACGGGATATCGGTCAACGATGCGGTGGAGATCATGCGCGACCACGCCCTCCCGATATACGACAAGCAGCGGACCGAGGCCATCGCGGACGCCCGCGCGGAACGCGACGGAAAGGGCGGTGGCGAGGATGACTAGCGACGAGACACAGCACGTCGAGGCCGAGGTCATCGACGTGCCGGAGGTCATATCGGGCGCGGACAGGTGGCTCGCGGAGCAGAGGGCCAAGGTCGCCGAGATAGCGGGCGAGTACGTGCCGCACGAGATCACGACGGGCAAGGACTACGGCGACTCCAAAAGGGCGCGTTCGCAGGCCCGCAAGGAGATAAAGGCCGTCGAGGACGCGCGCCGCGCTCAGGTGGGCGTCATCAAGGACGCGGTGAGGGACTTCGAGTCCCAGGTGAGAGACCTCCTCGTGCCGCTGAAGGACGTGGACGCCGGCTACAAGGAGGCGCTCGACGGCTGGGAGCGGTTGGTGGTCGAGTCCCGCACGGAGTCGGTCCGGGCGTGGTACGGGGAGACGCAGGGCGACGTGGCGAGCCTGGTCCCCTTCGACACGCTCTGGGCGCGCTACGCCGACGCCGGCAAGTGGGGCCTCTACGGGACCAGCGAGGTCGCCATCCAGGACGGCGTAGCTCAGGCCGTCACGACCATCGAGGGAGACCTCGACACCATCCGCCGCGCCCCCTACGAGGACGAGGACCGCAAGGCCCTCATGGCCGAGTACCTGCGCACGCTCGACCTCTCTGCGGCCCTTCGTGACGCCGAGGAGGCCCGCCAGCGCCGCGAGCGCATGGCGGCCGTGGAGCGAGAGCGCGCCGAGCGCGAGGAGATGGCCCGCGCCGAGGAGGAGCGCGACAGGCAGCGCCGCGAGCAGGCGGAGCGCGACTCGCGCGAGCGCGCCGAGGCCGAGAGGGCGGCGGCGCTCCAGGCCGCCGAGGATGCGCGCCGGCGCCGCGTGGACGCGGGCATGGAGGCACCGGCCGCCAGGGACGCGGAGACCGAGGCGAGCCCCGCGCCGGACGCCACGACCCAGCACGACATGCTCGCGAGCTTCGCGGGGGCCACGACGTGGGCGATAGTCACCGACGCGACCCCCGAGCAGGCCAAGGCCATCGGGGGCGTCCTCGCGACGCGCGGGATGACAGGCAGGGTCGCCAACCTCAGGGTGACCCTCGGCGCGGCGCAGAAGGACCGGTACATCGAGCACATCAGGGAGCTTGCCAAGGTGGCAGAGAGGTGGGATGCGTGATGGCGGATGGAATCGTGAGATACAAGGCCACGGACGGCCAGGAGGTCAAGCTGTCCCCCGCCATCGTGGAGAGGTACATCCTCACGGGCAACGGCCAGGCCGACCCCAGGGACGTGTGGTCCTTCATGGCCAAGTGCCAGGCGCGGGGCCTCAACCCGCTCGCGGGGGACGCCTACATGACGGTCTACCAGTCCAAGAACGGGCCCGTGTCGAGCGTCATCGTCAGCAAGGACTACTACTTCCGCACGGCGTGCTCGCAGCCTGACTACGACGGCATGGAGAGCGGCGTCGTGGTGCACGACCGCAAGACGGGCGCGCTCACCTACCGCGACGGCACGATAGTGGGGACGGAGAGCGAGGTGCTCGTGGGCGGATGGGCCAAGGTCTACAGCAAGGCCCGCTCGCACCCGTCGTTCTGCGCCGTGTCGCTCGGCGAGTACTCCACGGGCAGGAGCCTGTGGAAGACGCCGGACCAGGGCGGCAAGCCGGCCACGATGATCTGCAAGGTCGCGAAGGTGCAGGCCATCCGCGAGATGTGGCCGGGCGTCTTCGGCGGGGTCTACGACCGCGACGAGATGCCGGACGACCTCCCGAGCGCACCGCCGACCCCCGCGGCGCCCGTGGCGGAACGGCCCGAAGAGCCCGAAGAGGCGTCGTACGACGTCGACCCGGAGACGGGCGAGGTCACGAGCGCCGACGTGGCGCTGTACGGAGAGGACGTGGAGTTCTGATGGCTGACGAAAAGACCAGCAGGCCAGACCCGCTGAAAATACTGCGCAGCAAGACGTGCGACGCATGCCGCCATTGCGAGCTGACCAGCCTCGCCGACACATGGGAGGCGGAACGCAGGCGGAACGCACAGACCATCAGGGAGCTGCAGTCCAGGCTTCGGACCGTCATGGGCGAGAACGACGTCCTGAAGACGGCGCAGGCGGCCCACACCGAAGAGATGGGGCAGCTGCAGGCCAGGCTCGACGCATCCATCCCACTGCCGCTCGACGCGGCAGGATATGTCTGGGAAAGCTACGAGGAGAACTTCGTCGATCCGTTTGGGAAGAGGCATGAGATCGACAACCTCGGTCTCGCACAGGGGGGATGGATCATCAACGAGACGCGGGGGACATGGTATCCCGCCGAAGGATGCCTCCACGTCATGGAAGACCTCCCCCGGGCAAGGAAGCTGCACGAGACGATTGACGACGTGCGCACGTATGTGCGTGACACCGACTGGGGCGTCCCCGACCCGTATCACAAGGACCCCTACGGAGAGGTCTCGAGCCTCGTGGAGCGCGCCTACGCCTGCGGGAAGAGGGACGGTGGCACGCGATGAGCAGCAACATCAACAGAGTCAACATCAGCGGCAACCTGACGCGCGACCCGGAGCTGAGGGGCGCCGCAAGCGGCACGCAGATTCTCTCATTTGGGGTGGCCGTCAACGACCGCCGCAAGAACCAGCAGACGGGCGAGTGGGAGGACGTCCCCAACTTCGTCGACTGCATCGTCTTCGGCAACCGCGCGACCGCGCTCGCCGACATGCTGCGCAAGGGCAGCAAGGTCGCCGTCGAGGGCAAGCTCCGCTACAGCTCCTGGGAGGCGAAGGACGGTACCAAGCGCTCCAAGCTCGAGGTCGTCGTGGACGAGGTGGAGTTCCTCTCCTCGAGGAACCAGCAGGGCGGACAGGGCCAGCAGCACGGCCAGCCCGCACCGTCGTACCCTGCGCCGGCGTACTCGGCCCCTGCACCGGCCCCACAGCGCTCCCAGGCACCCGTGCGGAACCCGCCGTCGGCCGATGCCTACGACGAGGACATCCCTTTCTAGGCAGGAGGCCCGCCATGGACTACAAGGGGTGGGCGGAGGTCTGGATCGCCCGGCGGGAGTGCTGCGCGTCGTGCGCGCACTTCTCGGCGGACGGCTTGGCCGGGACGTGCCGCGCGGGCGGAGGGCCCGTGCCGGTGCCGCACCCGGGCGCGACCACATGCTGCGGGGACTACGAGAGGAGGCGCGACCGGTGACCGACGTCGACGAGATGTTCCCGCGGTGGATCCGCCTGGGCTCGCGCGAGGCCGCCTACGACCCCGGGGCGACCGCGGTGAGGGGCCGCTTCGGGTGGGCCGGATACGGGCGCCTCGTGGGGCTCAGGCAGCTCCTGGCCAACTCCCCCGGGGCGACCATGCCGGTGGGCGAGCGGTGGCAGCTGCAGTCCCTCGCGGCGTCCCTGGGGATGTCCGCGCCGAAGTGCCGCGAGTTCCTGGCGTTCCTCGCCGAGTCGGGATGCATCGACGGCGAGTCGCTCGCGGGCGGGAGAGTTTTCGACAACGCGGTGTGGGAGCAGGTCCAGGCGTACCAGACGAGGTGCCGTGCGAACCGCGAGAACGGCAAGAAGGGCGGGTTCACACGTGGTTCTACCAGCGCATAAACCCACTGGGGTACCCAATCGGATACCCAGAGCCAACCCAGGTCCTTAGATATAGAGATAGAGATAGATAAGAACACCTAACCGTACTTGTGAGAGGGGAGCCGAGAAATGTCGATAACTCCGTCCAGGACCCGTGAAGGGGACACCATGAGCGCAGACGCAAGGAGCATCACCGGAGAGCTGCGAGAGTATGCGAGGAATCCATTTTACTGTGTGACTTGGCACTCAACTAATAACGTGCTTTCCATCGCCGACCGAATCGATGCCCGCTTCACTGCCGAGCTGACGGCCAAGCAGGACGAGATAGCCGACCTGCAAGCCAGGCTCGACGCATCCATCCTCCCGCCGGTGGACATCGACGGCGCACGCTGGACCGGCGAGGACGTGGACAAGCCGTTCGCGCCTGGTGGTGTCATCGCCATCGCTTTCGACAAGGACCAGGTGCTGCGCGAGATTGTCTACGACTGGCCGCACGAGGGCTGGTGGCTCGTGGACCAGTACGACACCCACTACCCAGCCGAAAAGTGCCATCACGTCGCCCCGGAGCCGCCCGAGACCATCGAGGACGTGCGGAACATTGTCAAGAGTGCCGAATGTCTGACCAATCTGTTCTTCCACGCCGACGGTGAAGGCATCTCTGCCGCTGAACTCGTGGACCGTGCCTATGCATGCGGTAGNCGTGACNGGGCAGGTGAGGGACGATGACTGACTCGCAGAAGCAGATAGACGAGGACGCACGGAAGGACTTCGAGGAGTACTGGGGATGTAAGGCCATCCACGATTGCGGTGACTGCCCAGCGCTCATGGACGGTGATGAGCCGTGGTACTCATACGGCACGGGTGGCTCGTGTCGGGAGGCGCAGGTTCTCGACCTCCTCTGCCGCCAGCGCGAGCTTGACAAGGCAGATGAGCAGGCATGAGCACGTCGATCACGAGCCCACGGAGGCTCAGGGACGCCCGCGGCGAGACCTGCGACCGCTGCCCTTTCTTCGCTCCCCTGCTGGAGCCCGGCCACAAGCCAGCGGACTACGGCTGGTGCATGCGGGACGGCGAGGGCGTGCGCGCGGACAACCCGATGTGCTCCGGTGCCCCGTCCGGACGCGCCGGCATCAGTGCAGAGGCTGACGGCTGTGACGAGTCATGAGCATCGACGGCGCGATACGCCGGGGGATAAGGCTGCTCGACACGCCGCCCGACGGGTGGGTCATCGTACCCCAGGCATCCACTGCCCCCATAGGTTGGCGCTGGTGGAGCAACGGCAAGAGCAGGTTCGGCGGAGAGTACGAGTCGGCGCTGGTCAGGGAGGAGAAGAGATGATCGAGACCAGGCTCGGGGACGAGACGATCAGCTACCTCGAGGAGGTCGACCTGCTCGAGTGCCGGGTGTGCCACGTGAGACCCGTCGTCAAGCACGTGGGCGGGTCGTCGGGCGCGGTGAGGGTCGAGTGCCCGTGCTGCGGCATCCGCACGGGGCAGAGCACCAACGAGCAGGGCGTGTACATCGACTGGAACCGCGTGATGGGAGGGGACCAGGCATGAGCGAGCGAGAGATGCCGCGCCCGTGCGTCGNGGACGGCGAGAGGTGCACGTGCCACCTGCTCTACGTCGCGTGCTGGACGCACGGTGCGGGACTGACAGCGGGATCGTTCCCCGCAGGGCAGGAGTCACGGTCCATGGCACTTATCGAACACGAAGACGGAAGCATGGAGAACGTCGAAGCCTGCAAGGTGACGTTCACCGACGTGACGAGAGGTGATGCCTCGTGAGCAAGCTGCGCATGAGCGTCAAATCTCGCCGCATGGTCAGGCGCAACCGCGCCTTCTTCCGTCTCATGGACGAGACGGGGCTCACGGCCGACCAGCTGAGGAGCGCCCTTGCGACGAGGGATGCGCTCGGACGCCTGGTGTGCGAGCAATGGTTCGCCGCAGTCGGCAGAGCGGTGGAATCAGTCCGAGAGGTCGCGAGTGTGGTTGCCACTGCCATGACCGAAGCGTTCGGGGAGCTGGCGCCCGTCCTCGACGCGATCGCGAGGGCGGAGGGAGAGGATGGCGAGTAGGCGGTGCCACAGGTGCCCCACGTGCTCGTCGTGCGGCGTGCTGCGCACGGCGGGCTTCGTCACGGAGGAGAGGCTCCGCTGCACGNGGTTCGGCATCGACGTGGACCCGGGCGACGGGTGCACGTTCGGCGACGGGGAGGGGTCGAGGCAGGCCCGCNNNCCCATGACGGTAGACCTGCCGGGCGACTGGAACAGGAGGGGCGGATGGTGAGAGGGCGACACGAACTTGGGACAAATGTCCCAAGTGTCCCAAGTTCTCGGAAAGGCTACATCGTCTGGACGTGGGCCGAGATAGACGCGATCCGCAAGCACCCGGACATGACCGCCGAGGAGCTCCACGAGATCATCCCGCGCCATTCGGTCAAGGCCATCAGGAACCANCGNNNCNGNGTNGGCCGCTACTCCCCCGACGCCGTGCCGCTGTGCCAGAGGTGCGGGGAGCACCCCGTGTGGGAGGNGGCCGCCGACGCNCGCAGGTGGGGGCTGTGCAAGGCNTGCGCCCTCGAGGAGAGGGCGTGGCGGTCCAAGCACGGAGGCGAGCTGTCCCGCAAGGACAACGCGCTCCGGCAGGCGAGGTTCAAGGCGAGGCACCGGAAGGAGGACGGCAGGTCATGACGATCTACGTGGACCCGGCAAGCTTCATGTGGGGGGTGGCGGCGGGAATACTCCTGCTCCTGTTCATCGCCTTGCTCGGGGTCAGCAAGGATAGGGACGGCAAGTGATGGGCGACAAGGGTGGCGGTCTGTCGGATGGCTACGAGACCTTCGTGGTGCGGCTTGACGTGACGGTTCCCGTCGCGACGAGGGGCACGTCATCGGATGCCGCCGAGACGGCCACGGAGGTCATAGGTCAGCGCCTACGAGACGAGTTCGGACCGTCGGTCAAGGTGAAGCCGCACGTCGACGCGCTCTTCGACTGACCGTGCGGCCATGTGACCTGCGGCGCACGCTGTGGCCATGGAGAACACGGGGACACAGCCGCTCGACAACCCCCGGCGCGAGCGCTACTGCCAGGAACGTGCCGGCGGCAGGACCCAGCGCCAGGCGATGCTCGCGGCCTACCCGAGCAGGGCGGGCTGGTCCGACAACGCCGTCGACTGCGCGGCGTCCAAGCTCGAGGCGGATGCAAAGGTCAAGCAAAGGCTCGACGCCCTCAAGCGGGCCGCGGCGGACGCCGCCACGCTCACCCGCGCCGAGGTCCTCTCGGGCATGGGCGAGACCTTCCGCAAGGCCCAGGCTAGCAACCGCACGGGCATCACGCAGGTCGGCGTCCAGGCCGTCTCCTCCATCGGCCGCACCCTGCTCGACGCCCTGCCGGCCGACGCCCCGCCGGACGCCCCCGCCGCCGTGACGGACTTCGGCCTCCTGGTCGCGCCCCCGTTCCTCGCGCCCCACAGGCAGGTGGCCAGGGACGCGGGCGGCGAGTGGTGGGAGTTCGGCGGGCGCTCGTCAGGCAAGAGCTCGCACGTCTCGCTCGAGGTCGCCTACGGCATGACGCGGCATCCGGACCGCTCCGCCTACGTCGTCATGCAGCGCCAGAAGGACATGCGCGAGGGTGTGTACGAACAACTCGCCTGGGCGCTCGGCGCGCTCGGCGTGGCCGACGAGTGGACGTTCCGCACCTCGCCGCTCTCCGTCACGAGGCGCGAGACCGGGCAGGTGGCCCTGTTCCACGGCATGGACTCGGCCGACAAGACCAAGGCCGTCAAGGCGCCCGCCGGGACCTACTTCGCCTACCAGTGGTTCGAGGAGGCCGACCAGCTCTCCGGCATGCCCGCCATCCGCACGGCCGAGCAGTCGACCACGCGAGGGCCCGGGCCCTTCTTCCGCTTCGTCACCTTCAACCCACCAAGAAGCCGCGACTCGTGGGCCAACGCCGAGATCGCGCGCAGGGAGGCCGCGGGACTCGAGGTATACCGCTCGAGCTACCTCGACATGCCGCGCGAGTGGGTCCCGCAGCAGCTGAGGGACGACGCCGAGGCGCTGAGGATCGCGGACGAGGAGAGCTACCGCCACGAGTACCTGGGCGAGCCCGTGGGCTACGGGGCCGAGGTCTTCGCCCGTGCCACGGTGCGCGAGGTCACGGACGCCGAGCGCCGCCGGCTCGAGCGCCACGTCTACGGCGTGGACTGGGGCTTCTCCACCGACCCGTGGGTGTGGCTCATGGCCGCCTACGACCCCGCGACGCGCACGCTCTACGTCCTGGACGAGATGCACGGGCGCGGGCTCTCCAACGCCGAGACCGCCCGCATGGTGGCGGACCGCATGGCCAAGGCGCTCGTGGCGGACGACGGGGAGGTCGTGGAGGACGCCGAGCCGTACGCCACGGTCGAGTGCGACGGCGCCGAGCCCAAGAGCGTGGCCGACTACCGCGAGGCGGGCATCCAGGCGGTGTCGGCACCGAAGCAGGGGCGCCACAACGTCCACAACTCCGTGCGCTGGCTGCAGGAGCGCTCGGCGATCGTCATAGACCCGCGCTGCGGGCTGGCGGCCGGGGAGATCCCCGCCTACCAGTACGCCATGACGCGCGACGGCGAGGTCACGGGCGAGCTCCCCGACAGGGACAACCACTCCATCGACGCCCTGCGTTACGCGTGCTCGACCCTCATGGACGAGAGGGGCAACGTCTAGGAGGGTGCGATGTCACGCAAGGTCACGGGTTTCCCCGCATGGGCGACGAGGTTCCTCAGGGGGCTCGGGTACCGCCCGGGCAACTGCATGGACGAGCACATCAAGGCGTGGTGGGGCTGGTACCAGG